CCCGCCAGGCCTGGGAACAATTCGCGCAGGAATTGACCGCCGCACGCATCGCCACGTCGACCGACGCGGTCGCGCTCGAGCTGCTCGCGGCCGCCTACGCCCGCTACCTCGAAGCGGCCGACAACGTCGCCAAGTTCGGGGCGGTGTGGGTCGAGAAGGGTGCGGGGAAGATCCCGAAATTTGCGTATTCGCCCTATTGGGCGGTGATGAATCACGAGTGGAAACACGTCAAACAGATGCTGGCCGAATTCGGGATGACGCCCTCCAGTCGCTCGTCGGTGGAATCCGTGCGGCCGCCGGCGGCCGGCGGCAAATTCGCCGCGTATAAGGGCGGCGCCTGAGATGCGATGCCGAAGAAAAGCAATGAGCAACAGGTCCAGGATTACATTCGCGGCGTGCTCTCCGGCAAGATCATCGCCGGCAAGCTGGTGAAAGCGGCCTGCCGGCGCCACCGCGAGGACCTCAAGGCGGCGCGAAAGAAGGGATTTTATTTCGATAAGGAGCTGGCCAACAAGGCGATCGACTTTTTTCCGCTCCTGACACACACGACCGGCGAATACGCCGGCAGGAAATTTGAGCTCGTGCCATTTCAGAAATTCATCATCTGGGTCCTGATGGGCTGGCGCCGCAAAAGCGACGGCATGCGCCGCTTCCGCCGGGCGCTAATCGAGTTGGCGCGGGGCAACGGCAAATCGCCGCTGGTGGCTGCGCTGACGCTGCTGTTGTTCGCGTTCGACCTACCGATGCCGGAGATTCGGGCGGAGTGCTATACGCTCGGGACCGAAAAGCTGCAGGCGCGGATCGTGTTCGACGAGGTCCGCCGCTACGTCGACCAGGAGCCCGAGTTGCGCGGCTACATCACGTCGCTCAAATCGAATCTCTCGATTCCGTCGAACGGCTCGAAACTCGAACCGCTCTCCAGCATCGGCCGGACGAAAGATGGGTTGATTCCGCACGTGCTCTCCCTCGATGAGTTCCACGAGTGGCGGGAATACCACCGTGACGTCTGGGATAAATTGCTCACGGCGATGGGCAAACGGCAGCAGCCGCTGCTGCTGGTGATCACGACCGCGGGCGATGACACAAGCGAATTATGGGAACATTTTTACGAGCTCTGCATCCAGGTCGTGACGCCCGGCAATGGGATCGACGCCGATGATCTGTTCGTGTTCATCGCGGAAATTGACGACGGCGACGACCCGCTCGACGAGAAAGTTTGGCCGAAGGCGAACCCGCTGTTGGAACATGGGATCGTGAAGATCGATCATTTGCGGTCGATGGCGGCCGAGGCCAAAATCTCGCCGCTCACCTACCAGCGGTTTCAGCGTTATCACTGCGACAAGAAGATCACCAACGCGCTCAAGCCGATCACCGCCGAGATGTGGGCGACGGGCGATCAGCCGCTGCCCGACCTAACAAATCGGCTGGCGCGAGGCGGGGCCGATCTCGGTTGGAAGGATGATCTCGCGGCGGTTGGTTATGTGTTCCCCCTCGATGCGGTCGAAATCGACGGCGAGGAAAAACGCCGGATCGCCGTCAAGGTCGATGTCTGGATCCCGGAGGGAGGCAGCCGCAACCTGGCCCTCGAGCCGTGGTCGACCTGGATCAAGGGCGGCTGGCTGATCCCGACGCCCGGCCGGATCACCGACACGTCGACGATCTACGCCACGCTGGCCGAGCGATTGCAGCAGTTCGGCATCGGCTCGCTCGCGGCGGACCCCAATAACTGCCGCGAATTCGGCAGCCGAGTACAAACCGACTATGGCGTGACGGCGTTTTGGTTCGGCCAGACCTGCGGCAAATTCAACGAACCGACGCGCGAACTCTTATCAATGTTACAAGAGGGCCGCTGTCTGCACGGCGGCAATCCGATTCTCGGCTGGGCCGCGCTCAACATGACGCTCAAGAAGGACCATCGCGGCTACGTCATGCCCGACAAGGAGCGATCGCAGGACAAGATCGACCCGATCGTGGCGGTGATTATGGGGCTCTCTGAATTGCTGTTCGCGGAGCAAGAGATGGCGCCGGCGACTGGGGAGGTCTACGCGATATGAAGGAACGATTCATCGACCTCTTGCTGATCGCTGGCGTTGGCTGCCTCACCTACGGCGGCCATCTCCTCCATCCCGCTCTGCCCTGGTTCATTGTCGGCTGCGCGGCAGTAATTGTCGGCGTGCTGGGCGTCCGCGCACTGGCGATCGAGCGGCGAAAGGCGGGCGACAAATGATTTCCGGGATGCTGGCCGATTCCTTCGCCCATCAATCAATCGACGGATACAATCCGCGCGAACGAGAACTTGTCAAATTGTTGGGGCTATCTGAGCCGGCGGTTTCGGGCGCGAACGTCACGCCGCGAAGCGTGGTCGGTTTCTCGCCGGTGTTCCGCGCCATCAATCTGATCGGGAACGCCGTCGCCAAATGTGGACCGATCATTTACGAGCGACTAGACAGTGACGGACGACCGGATCCGGAGGGCCGGAACAAGCGTCGCGCGAAGGAGCATCCCAACTGGTTGCAGATTGTGGAGCGGCCGAACCCGTGGATGAGCGCGGGCGAACTCTACAAGTTAATTACGATCAACGCGATTCTTCGCGGCAACGGCCTCGCCTATGCGACCCGCGACGGCGCGGGAAAGATCATCCAAATACTGCCGCTGCCGCCCGATCGGACCGGCATGGTCATCTTCGATCAGCGGGCCGGCGACGACGCGCCGCTCCCCGAGAACGCGGAGATTCTCTACTGGACGAAGATCGGCGACGAGACGCGGACGCTGCTTCCGGAGAACGTCCTTCACATTCGCGGTCTCTCGTCCAACGGAATTTGGGGTATGGACGTAATCGACGTGATGCGCGAGACACTCGGGCTGGGGATCGCCGCCCGCGATTGCGCGGCCCGTTTCTACGGGCAGGGAATGCTGGCCTCCGGCGTGCTCTACATGCCGCCTGGGATCGCGGCGGGCATTCCGGCCGGTCCCAAGCGCGAGGAGGCGGTCGCCAAATTCATCAAGCGGATTAAGGACCAGGCGGCCGGCCTATCGAAGGCCCACCGTCTGTTGGTTGTCGATGAGGGCGCGAAATTCGAGCCCATGACGATCGACCCGCAAAAGGCCCAGGCGCTCGAGGGCCGCGAATTTGCGGTCCGCGAAGTGGCCAACATCATCGGCTGCCAGGCCCATAAACTGGGCGACACGAAGCGGACCAGTTACTCGTCCCTCGAACAAAGCAACCAAGAACATCTCGATGACGACATTGATCCGTGGCTGGCGAGAACTGAGGAGGCGCTTGAGCGACTCGCACTCACGGACCGGGAGCAGGAGACTGGCAGTCACTACGTCGAGTGCAATCGCAAAGCGCTGATGCGGACAAACATGGCGGCCCGCGGCGCTTATTACGCGCAGGCCCGCAACGGCGGCTGGATGAGTGCCAACGATGTTCGCCGCGCCGAGGGCGACGACGGGATCGGCCCGCAAGGCGATGTGTATCTGGTGCCCCTGAATAGCGTGCCGGCCGAGCAGCTCATCAACGGCGCGATAGGCGTCCCGCCGGGTGACGATTCCGAGGACGATGAGGGCGTGCGGCTGGCGGCCGATTATCGGACGGTGGCGATGCATGAGCTGACGCGGCTGGTGACCCGTGCCTGCGAGGAGGCGACGCGCAAGGCGGCCAAGGGGGGTGCGGATTACGTGCGATTCATCGACGTGCTCAGCGAGTGGTGCTACGAACCGGCGCCGCTGCGGCCCGTGCTGCAGGCGGTCGGCGTGCGACTCGCCACGGAATTCGATCGATTCACCAAACCGCCGTTTGCGGCGGCTGATCTGATCACCAATCTCGCCGCGGCGATCGAGCGGATTAAACGCGATACGCTCGCCTTCGCGGCGACACAACTGGAGCTCTCACCATGAAATCTTACCCTGCCATCCTCTCGGCCCTCTACAACACGCCACTCGTGATTGCGGTGGAAAAATTCCATGAGATCGAGGCGCTCATCGATCGACACGCGCGGGGCGAGCTGGCCATCCATTTCGAGGGCGAACGCAAACAACCCGCCGGCGAACTGGTGGCCATTGATAGCGGCGAGCAATTCGCACTCGATCAAGTGCCGGCGACCGGTTCGACGCCGCGGCAATTCGTGGCCGTGCTGCCGCTCTTCGGGACGCTCTTTCAACATGGCGACATGGCGCTGGAGGCCAGCGGCGGCACCTCGACCGAGGCCTGGGCGAAGGAGCTGAAACGACTCGATGCGAATCCGTCGATCAAAACGATCATCATCGAGGCGCACACGCCGGGCGGCCAGGTGATCGGGACGCAAGAGGCGGCCGATACGCTGTGGGCGATCCGGCAAGCGGGCCGGACGCGAACCGTCGCGGTCGTCAATTCGCAGATGGCCTCGGGCGGCGTCTGGATCGGCACGGCCGCCAGCGAAGTCTACATCACGCCGGGCGGGAAGATGGGTTCGATCGGCGTGATCTCAGCGCACGAAGATGTCTCAAAACAGGAAGAACAGATCGGCGTCAAGACGACGCTGCGGGCGGTCCCGGCCAAGAAAATCCTGGGCAATGAGCTGGCGCCCGCCGACGCGGAGGTGATCGCCGCGATGGATGAAAACAACCAGGCCATCTATACCAGATTTCTGGCCGCGATGGCCCGCAATCGGGGCGTGACGACCGAGCGGGTCGAGAGCGACTTTGGCGGCGGCGGGATGCTGCGGGCGGATGAGGCGGTGCGGGCCGGCCTGGCCGACGGCGTGGCCACGATGGCCGAGGTCCTCGATGGCGAGATCGCCCGGCTCCGTACTAGCGGCAAGAAGAGCATGCGCAACCAGCTGGCGCTGGCCAGGGCCCGAGCTTGAATCATGTCGAAGCGCAAACCAAAACCCGAGCCTGTCGACTCGATTTCGACAGACCTCTTGAATACATCCGAACTCGCGCCCGATGCAGCCAATCCGCGGCGGATCACGGATCAAGCCTCGAGCGGGTTGCGCAATTCGCTCAAACAATTCGGCGATCTGTCGGGGATCGTGTTCAATCAACGCACCGGCAAATTGGTGACCGGGCACCAGCGGATGGCGCAAATTCGCGCCCAGTACGGCGAGCACGCGATCGAACCGATCGACGCCGCGGCCGATCTCTACGGCATTCGCATTGACGCCGAACATTTCTTCGCGGTCCGGGTCGTGGATTGGAGCCAGGCCAAGCAGCGGGCGGCGAACCTATCGGCCAACAATCAGAAAACACAGGGCGCATTTACCGATGAAGTCACCGCTTTTCTGTTGTCGGTCGAAGCGGCGATCGGCGAGGAATTGCCGGGCGTATTGGATGACTGCCTGCTCGCGGATTTACTGGCGCTGGGCGGCGGCGGCCCAATGGCAATCGAGGAATCCGCGGCGAACATCACGGAGACTTTTCAGGTGATCGTCCAGTGCAGCGACGAGGAACATCAGCGACAGATTTATGAACAACTCAGCGGCGAGGGGCTGAGCTGCAAGGTGCTCACGCTTTAGGATTGAATCATGCCAGAGCATCACGTTACGGTCGAATGCCCGATCGCCAGTTCCTTCGCCGTCGATCAGGTCCGCGGGATGTTCGATCTCGCGCTCGCCGAAGTGGCCAGCGAATCTTTCGACGTGGAATTGCCGGCCGACGATGAGGATTGGCGGATCGGCGTGATCGTCGGGCCCAGCGGCTCCGGTAAAACGACGATCGGCCGCGAGGCATATGGCGATGCCTTCGTCGAGGGCGGGTTTCGCTGGGAGCGTGGTAAGGCGGTCGTCGATCAATTTGGCAAATTGTCGCTGAAGGTCGTCACGCAAATGCTCACCAGCGTCGGATTCAGCTCGCCGCCCGCATGGGTTAAGCCCCATCACGTGCTGTCGGGTGGCGAACGATTCCGTTGTGATCTGGCCCGCGCACTCTTGCGCCCGGGCGACCTTGTGGCGTTCGATGAATTTACGAGTGTGGTCGATCGCAATGTCGCCAAAATCGGTTCAGCGGCGGTGGCCAAGAGCATTCGGCAGGGCCGGATCGGCAAGAAATTCGTGGCGGTTACCTGTCATTATGATGTGCTGGATTGGCTC